AGACTGTATAAAGAGTATGAGATAAGATGCAAAGGTGCAGCGATAGCCACAAGGAGACTAGAGAGAGAGGGTTATATAGTAAAGACTAGTAGTGTCCCAAAGCCCAAAGCCTCTAAGACAGAAGTAACCAAGGTTATAGATGTTCCTAAGGCTAATTCTCCTAGTCAGATGTCGTTCAAGATGCCCAACGTGGGTGTTGAGATTACAATTATGTTTACAGACAAGTAATGCATATAGAAATTGATACAGATATTCTTAATGATCTTGGAATAAGTGCTGATGACTTTGTATATTTGTATCTCTTGCATGCCAAAGCTTACGATTTGATTCGTGAGTTGTCTATCAAGCCAAACACTGAGTTCCTTCAAACGGAAGGGTACGTTAAGCTGGGAGAGGATGTAGAGGGCGACGTCGTACGACAGAAATTCCTTGATTATATCGAGGATTCTTTCGATAGGATGTGGTCTGAACTCCTCTCCCACTTTCCTCTAAAGGTGTATTCGAAAGGTAATGTGCGTATTCTACGCGCAAAGGATGCCGACGCTCGTAACAACCAGAAGGCGAAGAAAGCTTATCACAAGGTGATTGGGAAGAATGTAGCAAAGCATAACAAGATTGTTAACTGTCTCAAGAACGAGCTAGAGTTTCGTAAGAGCAACAACAGTCTTGGGTTTATGCAGATGTTACAGACTTGGGTAAACCAGCATACGTGGGAGCAATACGAGGATGTAGATGTCGGAAGAACAGACGACCAAGACAGAAGAATTACCCGTCAACTCTAGGCTGATACTGCCTCTTGGGCTTGAGCATATATCTAAATCAGTAGACAAGTCTATTGAGAATGTGGTAGATGCTCGAGAGGGTAACAGGAAAGTCTTTTCTACTCAGTGGAATAGACTCAACCGTAATCTTATGGGGGGATTGCAACCCGGTAAGATGTATGTTATAGCTGGTCGACCCGGTGTGGGTAAATCAGCCTTTTCTAACCACATCATTTTCGATGTTCTAGACAAGAACCATGACAAGAATGTCATTGTCTTGTACTGGAGCTTCGAGATGCCTGGTGAGCAGCAGATACTGCGTGCGGGTTCGAAGCATACCAAGCTTCAAACTGCAGAGCTGTTGTCAGTAGATGGTAAGCTTTCAGCTGAAGGCTACACTAATTATGTACAATCTGTACAGAAGTATAAGCAATACCCTATATACTTCTGTTCCGTGCCCCAGGATGTACATGATATAGAGCATGCAGTGCGTACTGTTAGGCAACAATTGCATGATCCTACTGTCATCAATCTGATTGACCACTCTCGCCTTGTACCCAGCACATTAGACATCGAATTGCTTAAACTCAATCAGTTGTCTAAGACGTGTATGTACATGCAAGCGCACCACAGCTCTATCACTATTCTGTTGTCTCAGCTCAATCGTAACATTGAGCAAGAGTTCCGTGCCAAGAATCAATATCAGCCTATGCTGACCGACTTGTTCGGGGGCGATTCTATTGGTCAGGATGCACACGTTGTCATGATGTTGCAGCGTCCGTATGACCTGTATGGTATCACTGACACCTACTGCGGTGAAGATCCACGTGGCTTAATGGCTGTCCATGTGGAGAAGAACCGTGATGGTTTGCTCGGTATGATACCATTTGAAACAGACCTATCTACATTCACAATCAATGAGCGAATTGACTCTCCCCAAGAAGGTGATTAAAGCTGCACGCAAGTCACCTAAGAACATGATTATCTACGGTCCACCGAAGATCGGTAAGACCACAGCACTTTCTCAGCTTGAAGGCTGCCTCATACTTGACCTCGAGGATGGTTCAGATATGGTGGACGCACTCAAGATGAAAGTGAATAACATAGCTGAACTCGGTAAGATCGGGAAGGCTATCATGCAAGAAGAAAAGCCGTACAAGTACGTTGCTATCGACACCATCACACAGCTCGAGGTGTGGTGTGAGGAGGAAGCAAAGAAACTGTACAAGGCCACACCCATGGGTAAGAACTTCGACCCGGACAACAAAGGACTGTCCGTGTTGACTCTCCCACAGGGTGCTGGTTACTTGTATCTGCGTAAGGCTTTCATGAAGTGGTTCTTCAATCTCTCGAAGCTTGCAGACCATGTCATCTTCGTTGGTCACCTCAAGGACAAGTACCTGACTAAGAACGGTAAAGAGGTCAAAGCAAATGACCTCTCACTGTCAGGTAAGCTCCGTGAGATTGCGTGTGCCAATGCTGATGCCATCGGTTACATCTACCGTGGAGATAACACAACCAAGATTTCATTCGACTCAACGAATGACGACACAGCAGGCTCCCGCTGTGAGCATCTACGTGGCCTGGATGCTGAACTAGATTGGAGCAAAATCTTTATCGACTAAACCCCAACACATGTCTATTGACGCAAGAGTAGACGTCGACATCGAGTCGACGCAGGAGGAAACTCCCCAAGAATTGACCATCTCACAACTCATCAAGCACCTCAAAGAGGATGGGATGAGCAGAGATGATATCCGCAAGAAGTATGGATTGACTATAGCTGAAGCCAAGGATATCTTCTCTCACCCCAAGCTCAAGGGCTTGCGAGTCAAGAGATACAAGACTATCCGTGTCACCCTGATTGACGATACTCAGGATCCAAAGACCGAAGACAATCAATCTGAAATTCAAGACTAATGCCAATACAATCAAACTCCTCGGAAGTAGAAGTAGCAGGTGGGGGTATCCCGCTGTTCACAGGTATTGCACCTGTCAAAGTTGTTGCAGTTAACCCCAACCTAGGTGAGCTTGCATCCATCGGTGTCAACATGAAGACAGAGCCTACCTACTCTGTTGACATGGGAGACAAGACTGGTAAGCTTGCATTCTGGCTGCACAATGACGAACACAACTTCACCACCCGCCTTGAGATCCTCGTCGGTAACGCACATCGTAAGGAATCCTCAACAGGTAAGTTTCAAATCACCAACAATTACGGTCAAGTTACTTGGGCAGCGAAGCCTGATACAGCTCCGGATTGGTTCAAATCTGATGGTGTACGTCGTACTTATCCGGGTGAGGAGATTCTTATTGACTTCGTCAAAGCGTGGGCCAATATTCCTAACGACGGTGAGTGTTATTTCGAGACCATTGACGACATATTTCAGGGCAAAGTTGACGAGCTTAAAACTCTTGTCACCTCCCTGAAAGACAACAAGCTGCGTGTCATGCTTGGTGTCAAAGATGGTAAGTATCAGCAGGTCTACAACAAGTGCTTCGGTAGGCTGAAGCCCAAGCGTGACGATATCTTCGTCCGCAGGTTGAATGATGAGTATGGTACGTTCAATGCCGAGTACAATACCGACCTCCAATTGCAACGGTATGTACCCGGTGTTGTGACTCCTAATGAACCAGCACCGGCTGAAGTCGAGGCTGACGATCCCTGGAGTTAATGGTGAGGGGGAGAGTATATTCGCTCTCCCCCAACATCATGATACAATCAAGACGCAGCGAAGATGTATTGAACAAGGAAACAATACTTGATAAAGTATCCGAATACCAAATATTTCAATACTTCTGTACAAATTTCGAAGAACCAAACAAGAAGTTCAAGAGCGATCTTCGTGAAGACAATAGCCCGACAGTCTCTATTACCCAATACAGGGGGAGATTATGGTACAAAGACTTTGGGTGTCCTGAGCATAGTTTTGATTGCTTTGCCTACGTTGGATACAAGTATAGTCTTACGTTCTATGAGACTCTCAGACATATTGATCTCAGCTTTGGCCTCGGTCTCTCTGCTGGTAGCGTGCGCAGCACTGTTAGAAAGCTGGAGAAGAAGATCGAAGAGAAGAAGCCAGCAGTAATCAAGGTCCGTACAAGAGACTGGATACAGGAAGACCTGACGTACTGGATGCAGTTCGGAATCACAAAGGAAATACTAGTTACCTTTGATGTTCTACCTATCACACATTATTGGATAAATGAACAGCGTTTTTCGTGCAATAGTATCAGTTATCGTTACAGGTTTGACTGTGGTTATAAGATTTACCGTCCACTTGAGATTGATTTTAAGTGGGCTTCGAATGTGGGGAGTCAGTGTATTCAGGGGCTTGATGGCCTGCCTGATTATCATGAGTGCGTATTTCTCACATCTTCCCTCAAGGATGTTATGTGCTTGGCAGTGCTTGACTGTCCATCCATCGCGCTTCAATCCGAGATGCTCTTGCCAAGTCAAGAGACAATTGCAGGACTTAAAGCGAGATTCAAAGAAGTAATCGTACTATACGATAATGACTTTGACAAGACCAGAAATGCTGGTCAAGAGATGGCAGAAAAGATCTGTCGCACATATGGGCTGACCAATCTAATTATTCCTTCGTATTATCGCAGCAAGGATATATCAGATCTCGTTAGAGATCATGGGTTAGAGGAAGCAGCTAATGTCATCCAGAGGGAAGAGAACAGGGACACGCAATTCAAGAAGCAGAGTCAGGAATGCGAAAGCCAAGGAAGTTGATGGTATCAAGTTCCGGTCACAGCTAGAGGCTCATTGCTACAGACAACTCAAGGATGCGGGGATAAAGTGTGACTACGAGAAGCACAAGTTTGTGCTGCTTGAAGGGTTTCACTACCCTGCATCCTCATTCGAAGACAACGGTAAAACTGGGTACACGGACAAGCAGAAATACAAAGTCCGTGACATCACCTACACTCCTGACTTCGTTGACCCACAAGGTCGATGGATAATAGAGTGCAAGGGATATGCGAACGA